ACGGCTCGCCTCGCTCCGTTCACCGTTGCGAGTCCTATGTAGACGCCAAGCCGCATCTGCGGTTGAAAGCGTTTACCGCACTCATCGGCAAGGATGACGGCACCGAGTTGGAAGCCTTCGTCGCCATGTATCAGAGCCTGACTTGCATCGCGGACGTACTACAGAACCCGACCACTGCAAGGCTTCCTTCGCAGCGTTCGGAAATGTACGCGGTCGCAACGGCGCTCGGCAGACTGGCAGACAAGAAAAACTTTGCAAACATCATCACGTATGCAAAGCGCCTCGGCCAGCTTCATCGGGATATGGAAGTCGTCACCGTTACCGACGCAACCGACCGCGACGGCAAGCTCTGTGAGTGCGCCGCCTATACGCAATGGGCGCTCGCCAATCAGGACGTGACGTTGCGGCATTTCGAAATCGCTTAACTTAACTCAAACAATGGAGACATCGATGAAGATGATGACCCGGCAGGAAATGGAGCGGGCGGCAGCGGCGATTGTCCGCAAGGCCCGCTTCGAAATCCTCGCCAAGCATAAGTTCTACGCGGTGCTGCTGTCGCAGACGACAGACGTTGCCCGGTGGGATATTCCCACGATGGCAACCGATAGCGTCACCCATTTCTACAATCCGCAGTTTGTTCTCGATCAGAGTTTTAGAAAAATCGTAGGGACAAACATTCACGAAGCAGAACATGATGCTCGCCATCATTCGACACGGCGCAAGGGTCGCGACCCATTGCTGTGGAACTACTCATGTGACTACTCGATCAACCCCGACATCATTGATGAGGGCTACGAACTGCCGGATGGCATTCTTCTTCGCGATGACCTGCGCGGTCTAGGCGCTGAGGAAATTCACCGCATTCTTCGCAGCGAACAAGACCAGAAGCGGCAAGAGGAGCAGAAGGATGAAGGCCAGGAAGACAAGGACGGTGACGAGCAACAAGAAGGCAGTTCGCAAGGCGATGAGCAAGGCGACCAGTCCGAAGGCCAAGGCCAGAGCGAAGAAGGAACAGGCTCTGATGCAGAAGCTGATGCGGGAACTGGCGATGGCGCTACCGAGGCCGAGGGCGCAGGCGCTGGCGGTGATATTCCCTCATCGTGTGGAGCCGGTAGGTGCGGCGAAGTTCTCGACGCGCCTGGAGATGAGGCGGAGCAGGCGGACCTCGACGCGCGTTGGGAAGTGACAACGCGCCAAGCGGTCAGCATGGCGAAGAAGGCCGGGACGCTTCCCGGTCATTGGGCGGCGGAAATCGAACGCCGCCACACGCCGACGCAAAACTGGAAAGAGGTTTTGCGCGAATACATCGACTCGTTTGCTGATCGAGTGCAAACGTGGAACCGAGTAAACCGCCGCTTTGTATCTTCGGGAATCACGCTCCCAAGCTATCAGCGCGACGGCGTGAACAAGGTTTGCTTCATCATCGACGCTTCCGGCTCGATGGGCGGTCAGCACGTCAAGATCGCAAACGAGCTACAGGCGGCGCTCGATGATGGGTCGATCACCGATGCGGTCTTTATTTACTGTGACACAGAGGTCTATCACACCGACCGTTTCACAGGCGGCGACCGCATAACACTGGCACCGATCCGCTTGGGCGGCACCGACATGAAGCCAGCCTTTGCACAGATCGAACAGGACGATGGCGATGCTTCGCTTATCATCTGCTTGACCGATCTTTACATCGGCGACCCAGGACCGGAGCCGCAGCAACAAGTGCTGTGGATGGCCTACGGCGATCCGCGATCAATTGAGCATGAAGGCTCCCTGCTTCCTTGGGGCCGAGTGCTGGACGTGGACACCGAATAGGAGGGCGAAAGCCCTCCACTTTCTTAACCCGCGCCGATGACGCTAACCAACGGAGAATGACGATGCCACGCGAAACATTAGATACATTGATAAGCCGCGATCCATTCGCGCGCACGGAATTACATCGGTTCAACTCGCGCCACCTTGGACAAGGACTGACCTGTGATTGGTGTGGCTCAAAGGGCCGACAGCTAAAATTCGATTGGCTGCTGTACCGCTACACCACAGAAACGGATGGTGGTTCGATGGTTCATGATGGCGTATTCTGCTGCAAATCTTGTCACGATAGTTATCACAGCTAACCCGCGCCAATGGCGCTAACTGATGGGGAATGACGATGGTTCGCCAAGATGAAAACTTTCTTCAATGGTTGGCGACCGTGGAGAAAGAGATAACCGCCTCCAAACGACGCATCGTGTCATTGCGGTATTGGCGGGTTTCCTTCGATAAGGGCCGCACACCTTATGAGGCCGCACGGCATTATTTTCCAACAACGGAGAAGTGACGTAACCCGCGCTACTGGCGCTAACTGAGGAGACGACAATGAAGTGCAGAGTTATAGAGCTTGTGGCCGATGTGACAAACCCGGCCGCAGATCGCCGATCTAGGGACTGGAACAAGACTCCACTGCTCAAGAAGGGGCAGCGGTTCACGGTGCACGAGGGTAAGGATTTTGAGTTTCTCTACTCTTGCGACCATAGATACTCACACGAAATCGCGCATAGCGATTTGGGCAAGGCCATTCTTGCTAACTCTGTCACGGCAGAGGCGGCGACTGTGACCGAGCTTGCCCGCGTACACGATTGCGATTTTAGCGGCGACGAAATCTTACGGATACTCGTCAAGCTTGGTCGCGTCGATGATACGGACTTCGCCGCAGTTGGCGAGGCCCTTGCTGCCGACGAAAGCCTTTAACCCAGGAGACGACAATGAAATATCGTTTTTATCTGGAATGCCCACGCTGCAGTCATGAGGCCGAGTTCGTGACGGACAATTACTGGCAGAAGCCGCGCTTCCAGTGCGGCGACTGCCTGATGGACCGCGTTGAAATCGTGGAAATGAAAGTGGTGACATCGGAGCAGTTGCCCACTTTCTCACAATAGGAGACTAAAATGGAATACCACTATAGCGATCTGAACAGCCTTGCCGACTCCTTCGAGAACGAAGCGCGCAAGCTGCGCGCTTCAATGTCGGGGAAGCCGGGTAGCAAGAAACTGAAAGACATCGAATTGCGCGAGCGGGCGGCGGCCTTTGAGTCGGTTGCCTACACCATTCGGCACACAAAGCTTGGAGGGTGATATGTGGAAGCTCTTTTGTCTCGTAGTCGTCGCGCCGATGTCGTTCATCCTTACCGATGTGATGATGCCGTATCACCCGCCGCTCACTTTCGAGCAGCGGTGGGAGGCGGTGCCGCAGTCCAATGTCGGCGTTAAGAAGGGCGATAGGCTCGACCGCAAGGTTGCGCCAGCGCCTAAGCCACAGCAGCGGCAGCCGACAATGGTGCCGATGCGAATTCGCGTTGCTGGCGGGTGCATATCGTTCTGTGATTATCCATGATGGAGGTGGAAAATGGCAAATACCAAACAGGCGCATATCATTAACATGATGAACGCTCTTCAAGACTACGTTGACGAGCGTATTTTCCACCATATCGCCCGTTACGAGCATGGACACGACCCGGATTGCGATAGATTGCTGAAGACGGCAAGCGATCTGGAAACAACGATAGAGAAGCTAATGGAGTCGTGACTGCGGCCTGCTGCGCCAGTGCAAGAGGAGAGGAGGGCCGCCCCTCGCGGGGCGGCCCCCTTTTTTTGCTTTCACTCAGGCACCCAGCCGTTTGCAAAGGCCGCAGCAGAACCGCGCTCGATCATTCCGCCCGTATCCTGAAGGCGGTCCACTTCTTCGTCTTCCATCCCTAGCCGCCGCATAATCTCCTCCGCTGGAATTTTCATTTCATGCGCCAGCGTGCGCACAATATCCGCCATCTTTAAGACGCCATGATTTCCGCGCGCCCGATTATGCCGGATGGTAGACATCATCTGGTGCGCCGCATCGCCGGGTCGCAATCGGACTACCGGGACCAGCCCCTTAGTTAAAGCCTTTACGTCCTTGTCGGCCGAAGCGAGCACCCATCTATGAAAGCCATCTACGAGCTCACCGTCCTGGCGGGCGACTAGCGGCTGAGTCCAGCCGTCCTCTAGCAGCGACACCTTGAGCAATTCTAGTTCGGGCGGCGCAACGTGATTAGGATTATAGTTGTTGGCGCGGAGCGTGTCGGGCTTGACCCACTCGACCGCGCTGATCGGTTGCTTCTTTAGGCCCGGAATATCCACCATAGCTGCACCATTATAACCGCGAGGAGAATCAAGACCGGCCAGGGTTCTCTCACGTAGCGAGTTCTTTACGGTAATGCTCCCACGCTTTTTTCATCTCTGCCTCTTGCCGGAATGGCCGAACTGGTTGCTTACGGCCTTTATAGTCGCCGCGCATTGCAATCATCAACAGGAACCGCCAGGAAACACCCGTATCCGGATGCGGCACCGTTGGCGCTATAGGGTCCGAGGTCTTACCGTAGTGATTACGAACCCAGTTCTGCACCCGGCTGGCAATCTGCGAGCGGTACGGCTGTGGATGCTTAGCGATCCAGTACCGGACCCAATTAGGCCACGTAAAATTACCCGGCTTGGATGGTAGAGCGCTGAAAGCATAAAGTTCAGTCGTAGAGTAGCGCGCCGCCGTTGCGCTACCGGGAACCCGGTTACTCATCTTGTCCCAGATGTCGGGAAAACACACCGAATACATCCACAGGTTTTGCATCGGTTCCTCGCCGTAAGGTGGCGCGCAACGCTGCGCGTTGCGGGAGACACCGGCCATTTCCATCGCATCATAGGCGCGGTTGTAATCGAGCTTGAACTGCTTGGGGTAGGTCCAGACGTCAGCCGTTGACCAGTCGTAGATCGGATAGACCTTCCAGAGATTATCCGCCCAAGGCCGCACATAGGGTCGGGTGTCCCGATGCCGATGGAGGACAGCGCGAGTCCGCGCGAGGCTCTCATTGGCCCGTATACCCATAACCATCCCTACCCGGCCGTAGTCCAAGGCATCGAATATAAGAGGTACGCTTTCGGGCATCGTAGGGCGGGCCGCGGTAGCCCTTGGGAACCCCGGCACGGCCCCTGCCGTAATAGCCTCCGGGGGTAGGGGCCTAACCCATTTGGCCTCTACCTCCGGCCCCCAGGGATACCAGAAGGGTTCCCGCCTGGAACAGCCGTTTCGATGCTGAATGGGTAGGCAATACCAGCGTACTTCTACCCCCGGTAGCACAGTGCAGCGGCGCACGTAATGCTCTGTATCGTAGGGAATAGCCTCCTCGTCATAGAAAAACGCTATAACCCGCTGCCCCCGCGCGCGGGCTACCTCAAGGGTCAGGTGTAGACAAACCGTCGAATCCTTGCCCCCGCTAAATGAGACTGCGAGCGTATCGAATAGCTTGTAGCAATCGTTTAGCCGTTCAAGCGCTAGGTCGAGCACGCTACGGTCAACAAGCTTTTTCTTGGCGTAGACTCCTGTCGATAGCGACTTGCTCGACTTACTATCTTGGACCAGATCATCGCCGCTGTAGCCTTCGTCGCTCACGTTATTTCCTGCGTCCTGATACGGTCTATGTTCTTGGCCGAGACGCCGCCAACGAGAGTGCGGTTTAGCATCGGGTGTTCTTCATGCGTCGGGCCGAAGTCGGAATCCGGATGAAAGACGGTAAGCTGCATCGCACTATCGGTTGTCTCGAAAGCGTGCACGGCGTCCGGGGCCAGGATGAACATACTACCCGCGTCTAGGCTCTCGGTGCCGTCCTCTGTATGGCACAGGCCATGACCAGTGTGGATCATGCCGATACGCACGCTAGGGTGCGTATGTTTGGTCTGTGAAATACCGACCGGAAAGTGCAGGAAATTAAAGCATGGCTCGCCGCGTAGCGGCGGCGAGATTAACAGCGTGTCCGAACAGCCGTCGATATATTTCAGCCGCCCTTTGTCTTCCAGAAACCGGCCGACAATATTAAGGCCGAAGTAGTCATTGCGAAATGCAATAAAGCCCTTGCTCCCCTCCGAGGCAAGGATCTTGGAGCGATTGTTCTGTGGGATTGAAAAGTAGGAGTGATCGAACAACACCCGATCAAAGCGACCGTCAACCATCACCCACGTTTGTCCTTCATGCAGATAACCGAACAGCGTACCCTTGCCATGTATCTCCAAGGATTCCATGTCACTGTTTATGCCGTAGGCGCGGCACGGAAATTCCGCATCATCGAACGCGGCCATTAGGCCATGCCGCACTGGCTCGATAGTGGCTGGCTTCATGTTTTCCTCTTTGTATTTTTTGCCATTCCGATTAGCGCCTCCGCAGTCGTGCGCAGCTTTAGCTTGTCACGCTCCCCGGATAGCCATGTAACTACGATGTCTCGATCCTCCGGCATCATATCAAAGCGAAGCTGTACCCCGCGCGTCCCCGGCATGACCGCGCTACTCTGCGTCACGCTTTCAGGCTCGATCATGTCGCCCATGAAACTGCTAAGCTTGAAGCCCTCTAGCTCCTGATCGCCGAACCCTAGAAGCGGCAGATCAAAGCCAGCTATCTCAAGGTCGCGCAATTCTGCGGTAAGCTTTGGAATGTCCCACTCAGCTAATCGACCCAGTTGGTTGTCCGCCACGCGGTAGGCGCTCTTTTCCTCCACCGTCCAGCCTACCGCTACTGCTACCGGGAAGGATGCAAGACCGAGACGTTGCGCCGCTAAGAGGCGGCCATGCCCATAGATCAACACTCCATCCTCATCGACTAGCACCGGCGCAGTCACGCCGAACCGTCGCATACTTTCTGCTAGTTGCTTGACCTGTGCATCAGTATGGCGCAGCGGGTTGCGCTCGTAGGGCTTAATCTTCTCTATAGGCCAGCGCTCGATCTTATCGACCGGCCAATCCCTAAGCGGCCCCGAATCCTTGGTCTTGATCTTGGTCGCACTCTTCGCCATTGGGCCATCCGAGTCTGCTTACCCGAACGTAATCATAGCGCCTATATTCCCCCTGGCCTAGATACACGCGAATATTTGCATATCCCTGCTGCGGGAAACTTAAAATCTGCGCCGGGACATCGTCGCCGTCTGCCAGACTATAGATAACCGCATCACCGATTCCGGGTACACTCATCGAGGCTCTCCCTTAATAGCTTGCGTAAGTGAGCGCGCTCCCTGCGCTTTTGCATGGGCGTGCGATAGTGCGGGCAGATATGCCCGCTCATGGTCTTGGGGAATTGCTCAAGCTGTTTGAACACGTAGGCGAGCGATTCCGCCTGCTTACCATCGGTCATATTACGAACGTTGCTCATTCAAATACCTCATACCGGCAGCGGTGATCCAATGAACCTGCTGAGAAGCACCCTTGCTCCACTTGCGCCTTACAGGATGCCCGTTAGCGCCGTCCCTATACTCAAGAAACCCGAAGTCGTGCAGCGGCGCGAAACGCGGGCCGATGCTATCGACATTCCCGATAGTAGGATCATCGCGGAGCAAATAATCCCACACCTCGCCTTTAGTCGATCCGCTTTCTCTGCGGCTTGGTAGCCCACAACACTTGAGAACCTTCAGTTGCAGGGCATCGCACTTGACCAGCCTCGCTGCATCGTGGCTTGTCTGCGGATCACTACTGCGCGCTAGCGCACGCGCCGGATAGTTGAATAGCGTCTCGCCTAGCGAATCTTTCATCCCGCCCATCACACGCCCCCTCCATTGCTAGCTTTAGCTTCCTGCTCTCGCTTGCCGTAGTAAGCCCGTAGCTCGGCATCACTTGGTGACTTCCACCCGCCGACCTTTGCACCGTGGGTATTTAAGCGAACGAAGATATAGAGCGCCACCCAAATGCCCGGTCTGTTGTTTGCATCCTCCATGTAATCGCGCGTATCGGCCTCGTCAGTTTCCGACCACGCCCTAACAATCGCATACTGCGGCGCTTCAGCGTGGACGAAGACGTTACACCGGCATCCTGGGTAACTGTCTCGCGCTGGTATCGCTAACTTTGCCTTGCGCGATTGATGTGCCGCCTTAGCGACACGATCGCGATGCAGCGTTTCTTCGTCAAACGCCTCGCTTATCTCTTGCAGAGTCGGCGGCCACTTATAGCGTAACTGTAAGCAGTTCCAGTTGCGAACGTCCGTTAGATGCTCCACGACCGCAATATCATACTTCTCGAATAGCACCGCGCATTGTAGCGCGAACCCGTCAGAGTCGGCGAACTGATCTATCCTGTATCCCGAGCAAAGAGCCTTGCCCGCTCTCGCTATTCTCACCTGCTTCGACAGCCCTTGATAGCTTGTCCCATGCCTCGAAGATTCCGACTTTCCGACCATTATAGCCTCCGTTGCGTTGACCATTGCGGTAGGCGAACTGCGCCGCCCGATCTACCCACGTTCGCCACGTCGCGTGCAGATCGGCAATCATCGTACCCTTGCTCTGGTGATAATTCCGGCAGGCGCTTGCCATGCGCTCGACCTCGCCATGACCATGACCGGCCCGATGTGCATAGGCCCGGTCCTGTTCGTCTGGATACCAATCAGCAGGCATAGGATGGCGAGTTTTACGACGACGCCCTACTGTGACTCTTTCTGAATCTTCCTTACTTGGTAGACTCTTCTTAGAGTCAGAGTCTAAGAAAGAGTCTATATAGGTCGTGTTCAGGGGTTTTAATTCCGGCTCTATAGTTTTCAACGGGTTAGCACCGTCGCCGGTTAACTGGCCGAGATTCCGGCGCTTTTCTTTTTGAAGCCGTTTCTGGCTAACTTTCTCGTCCCGTTCGATCAGTAGCGCGCGAATGGTCGGTGCTATCTTACGCCAGCGATCCAACGTCATTCTGGTAGCGTGGGAAAGGTAGCGGTCGTCCCCCGCGAGCCATCCATCCGCTGATCGCCACATAGCAATTAGTAAAAGCAAATAGGCCCCGTTCTCTGTAGTCGTCAGGTGCCCGGTATCGGCTAGGTAGGCATCGGTGTCGAGGCACAACTTGCTAAGTACGGCCATAAGCTACTCCCATGAAATACGATTGATTATCGTCGAGCCTTCATGCTCGGCATCCCAAACAAACCATGCATAAGCGGTAGAGCTAGGAGCGCGCGGGCCGGTCCAGCCGTCGCGGTGCATCATCGGCAGCCGATTGCGAAAGACGTGAACGCGAGATAGCGCGCCTTCTAAAATATCGCTGCGCCCGGTAGCTTCGAGGAACGCCAACCGCAGCAGCATCACTACCTTTGGGCAGAGCGTTAGCGCGTGGCGCACAAATTCGTTGGCAAGCTTAAACGGCGGGTTAGTAATAATTGCGCTGCAATGCGGTGGCGCTCGTGTCTCCATAAGAAAATCGACGCCGCCTTCGTCGGGGGTAAAACCGCCGTAAGTAACGAGGTCGGTTGACCAGACACCAAACCCGGCTTGCCGTAGAACGTAGGAGATTGCGCCGCGACCACACGCTGGTTCCCAAATATTTAGCGGGAACGTCTCGACCTGCAGCAAGGCGCGGGTAGCTTCGGGCGGCGTCTCGTACAGATCGTCCTTACGATCCGCTAAGACGTGATGACCGGCTTGTACCGATTGTTTGTTTGACACTGCGCAGACCCCGAAAAGAATCGCGCTATAATAAGCCCGGTAATAGGGTGGACTCAAGTTCTGCTACTATCACCTGCAATGTCGGTGTTTGTCCGTAAACTTTTCGGAAGCGTGAGGCGACGACTTGCGAATCATCGCGCCATACGACCCCCTTGATCGCGTCCGCAACCATCTTCTCTATATTATCAAAATCAGGTTTGGTTACTGGATAGAGATAGCCGGTCAGTGCGTTGTTGCGTTTCTTAATCGGCCAGCTTTTCGGCACCGGGAACGTCGCGGTTATCAACAACTCTACCGGGCCACCAAACAACCCTATGTGTCCCATCGCGTCCTTAGCTACCGCCCGTAGTTCTTTTTCGTAGGCGCGCGTCGGCGCTGGCGTATATCCCCAGGTTTTACCGCCGTGACTTACAATTTGTGCGCGAGCCTTGCCGCGCGGCTTTCCGTCCAAGCTGAAGGATACGGAGGTCAATGCAGCGCCGCGCTATGCGTAGACTCGTCATCGAGCATGATATGAAAGAGCAGACTAGCGGCGACATCGCCGGGTTTCATACCCATGCGCGCCGCCAGCTTGAGCAGCCATTCGGCGGTGCGCTCATCGAGTTCTACGAGGTCAGTATTGGTGTCACGATTTTTCATGACGGGCGGCCTTAAGTGATTCGCGGCTAAATGTCAGTCGGCCAAGCCACGTTTTCCGGCCAATATTTGTGAAACGCCATCTCAAGTTCGTCATACTTGCGCAGCGTGATTGATACTTGTCCCTTTCTAAACTTGGGCAGGAAGTCGCGATGTCCGTATAGCTTGGCGCTTGCTTGTCCTAGAGTAAGCCGCGTTGCCTTACAGTAAATTCTGGCAAGGTTTAGTAGGCGCTCGCGTGCTTCGGCTTCGATCATGTGAATTTCTCTTTGCGTTCAGCATAAAAAAATACTATAAATTAGATTCGTCGTCAATCCTACTAGGGGCTGCAAAATGAAACCTGTACGATGGGATGGCACGCTACCAATAAAACGGCCCGGTATTTATGCCGGGGTGCCGATGTCCGTCTATCACAGCCAGGATATTTGTCCGGGGCCGAGTATCAGTAGCGGTGGCCTCCGTAGGATGTTCAAGGAATCGCCCGCGCACTTTTTTGCTAAGTGGGATGGCAACCCGAACCGTAAGCCGGAAGAAACGCCGCGCCACTTCATCTTAGGACAAGCCCTCCATCATTTGCTGCTAGGCGAGCCGGGGTTCGCCAAGTTCTTTGCTATCCAGCCCGCCGAGTATGAAAACAAAAAGGGTGAGGTAAAGCCGTGGAGCAATAACGCTACTGATTGCAAAGAGTGGCACGAGGCGCGCAAGGCGGAAGGCCGCAAGGTTTTGTTAGCGAGCGAAGTCGAAGACATACGCGGCATGGCTGAGAGCCTTGGCAGGCACCCTATTATCAAAGCCGGTGCGCTAAACGGTCAGATAGAACGCTCGATCATCTGGCAAGATAAAGAGACGGGCATTTGGCTCAAGTCTCGACCCGATACCATCCCCGGTGATAGCGCCGACTTTGTTGATCTGAAGTCAATCTTCAGCGTGCAATATAATGACGTAGTAAAACGCATGGGGGATTCTTCCTACCAGATGCAGGCGGCGTTAGGGCGGCGCGCAGCGCGCGAAGTTCTCGGCTTACGCGCTATCACATGGTCGTTGGTGTTCGTAGAAAAATCCACGCCCTATTGCGTGCGGGTATTCACGCTAAAGGATAACGACCTTGATCGCGGCGAGAAGCAGATACAGGCGGCGATTCATGCCTTTGTGCGATGCCTAAAGTCTAAACACTGGCCGGGGCCGGGGGGGGAGAGCCGCGATGCAGAATATATTGAACTAAGTGAGCGTGAGCAGAAAGCCATAGATGACAAGCTTGCAATGATGGAGAGCTAACTATGAGCGACCTAGAATATATGCCGAGCAACCAACAACAGAAGCCGATGACCAAGCGAGACTTGGCAACCTTCGGCATGGAAGCGCTGGATAAGACCCGCGCGGGACAAGTAGCCGTAACGCGCGCCGCTGGCGGCGTTTCGTTTGCTAGCGCGCTTGAGGTAATGGAGTTCGCAAAGCTAATGGCCGTTGCCGACAAAGCGGTGCCGAGGCATTTACGAAACAATGCCGGTGCCTGTCTGCGTATCGTCTTCCAGGCAGTCGAGTGGCAGATGTCACCGTGGGCGGTCGCGGACAAAAGCTACGAAGTAAACGACCGCATCGCCTATGAGAGCCAACTAATTCATGCCGTGATCGAAGCCCGCGCGCCGCTGCGCGAGCGGTTGATATGCGAGTACGCTGGCGAGGGGGCCGAGCGCGAATGTCGAGTAGTCGGCAAATTCCTTGACGGTACGGAGCGCGATTACACGACGCCGCAAATAGGAAAGATACGGGTCAAGAATAGCCCGCTCTGGAAAGACGACCCGGACCAGCAGCTATTCTATGCGGGCAGTCGTAGTTGGGCGCGCAAGTGGTGTCCTGATGTTCTGATGGGACTCTATACCAAAGACGAACTAGCACGCGATCCTACCTTGGGCCGTGACGAGTCCGAACTGCCGGGGCCGGGGCTACATGCGCGGCTCGTTAGCGGCAACGTAGATCGAGAGGAAGGACATAGGGAGGGCTATGTTGAAACAGAACTTGGACCTGAAAAAGATAACGCAAGTGTGGATGACGCAGAACCACGGGGTGATGATACTACTGCCCCGGCGACTAGCACTGTTCGCAAGGGCAAGCGTAGCAGAAAAACTAAGCCAGTCGAAGCTATCGCGCCGTCGCCCTCGCTCAAAGCCGAAGATATAAAGAACGCAAAGCAGTGGGCAATCTATTGCGCGGCATGGCTAAGGGAATCTATCAGCGCTGACGATATTCGCAAGCGATGGGATGCAGAGCGCAAGCTGCGTAACAACGCTGGCGTTACCGCCGACGAGCGAGTGCCGGTGCAGAACTACATGGTAGATCGCTGCAAGGAATTGGGAGAACCCCAATGAAGAAGGACAGGGCAGAGGAAGCATACGCCGCCATGAAGACAATCGGGCGACCAGTGACCATGCCAGAGTTGGCGGACCATACCAAAATCCCGATTGGGTCAATCGGCGCAGCCCTCAGACGCTTTGTAAAGCATGGCGTCGCTGCCGAGGTCGGCGTCAAAAAGATGACGAATGGACATCTGGCTAAAACGTTCAAGCTGAACGGCACCCTACTACTGTCAGGGCGCAGCGGCAGGCAACTTTCCATCACGCTAGATGATGTCCGCCAAAACCGGCATCTTAATCGAAGTCAATTAAGAGTGAAATTCAATGCTCGTAATTGGCGGACAGTCGATCTAGCCGTTTGTTTGGTCAGCTTGTTAGAGAACCCGTACCTATCAAATGAACAGCGTTCTGTCGTTGCTGAATCAGAGCAACGATTCAAGATAGGCCAAGTTGAAAGGGCGAGGAAGCTGATAGACCCGATCCGGCGCAAGGCTTGGGGTAATAGCAAACAGTACGGTTCGCCCGAACATCTTGCAAATCGCCGACGTGTTGATCTTGAAAAGCCAATCGACGTTATATGCGTGGTGGCCGACAGGCTCTCCACCATAGAGGTTCCGCTGCTAGGGGAGGCCGACAGGGTTGCCTTCGCGCATCGGATTAACGACGCCTGTAAGCAGTTGATACAACTGCGGCGGCGTATCAATAGAGGAGGATGAAATGACGACGACTCACTTTCCAGACAAGCAGAAGATCACTTGGATTTCGGTCAAATACATCTCGGTGATCTGGCCGAATGCACAGCGACCGTTCCGACCAGAAAAGGCCAAACGGATTGCTGACAATCTCGACCCCGACATGCTAGGGGAGATTCTTGTGACCAAGCCGAACGGCAAGGGAATCTATCACAACATCGATGGTCAGCACCGCGTTGCCGCCGTCCGCTTGTTGTGGGGACCAGATGAGCAGGTGCCGTGCGTGGTCAAGGACGCCGAAGCCGTTGACGAGAAGCGCGCCGCAAAACTATTCGACGGCATCAACAGCACGCAGTCGCGCACACCGCCGAACCAGCTTGAGACTTTCAGGGTACGGCTAACGGCTGAAGAAGCAGATGAGGTCGAGGTAGACAGGATCGTGCGCTTTTACGGCTTCCGCGTCGGCTACAGTGACAAGAGTGGTCGCAATATCAGTGCCTGCGGCACGCTGTTGAGCATTTTGCGTCGGTATAACGCGGACATTCTGAAGGCTACGCTAGTCACTGTTAGGACGACTTGGGGCTTCGATCCAGCGGCGGTGAACGGCACTATGCTAGCAGGTTACGCAATGTTCTTGCGGGAGTTCGGACACCGTTGCGATCATAAGCGGCTAATCAGGGTCATGGAGAAGAAATATACTCCTGGCCGTCTGCTCGCCGCCATCAAGGCAATGAAGGAATCCAACTTCGCACCCAACGGACCCGCCGCCTTAGTAGACATCATCCTGATGAACTATAATCAGCGTTTGGCCGCTGATGCGGTCTTGAAGCGCAAGTGAAACTCCCTCGACCATACATACCGCTCCGCGTCCGAGTTGTGGTCGCGGAGCGGAAAGCTACGGCGGCAGGGGTTTATCCCCGCGCCAGTATTTCAACGTGGCCCTACGGGGCGCAGCTACGAGAACTACTTTATGTTCTATTTGGTGATGAAAAAGTTGAACTGCACCACCGGCCTGCACTCTGCAATCGGCAGCGATCAGCCACGGTGAAGGGAATCGTTTATGATCCGCCAGCAAACGATCCTGATTATCTAGTCTATCTGCCCGCCGATGAACACGACATCGAAACTCGCGTGCGCGGACAGCACGGACAGCACAGCGACCTAGCTCTAGCGCGGAAGCGCAAACGGGCTGAGAAAAAAGCAAACAAACAACGAATTAAGGCAGTCGGTTATTTTCTCGCATGGAAGCGACGGCAGCAGCAAAAAGCAAAGCGCTTGAAAACTCATTGGCCTAAACGTAAATTGCGCTCTGCAAACAGATGGCCGAAGAAAAAGCTAAGAGGAGATTGACGCGATGCTTTACAAGCCGACCTGGAATAAGACTCCGAGTTGCGCCGGTTTAATTGCTTGGCTCGAAACGCAAGACCCGGAGCGCACCTATGATTGGCTCGCCATGAAAGGGTGTCTGATCTGCGCCTATTATGACGCTCTTGGGATCAATGATTTTAGCGACGTTAATCGACCCATGTACAAGGAGACATTTAGTTTGGCGGAACAATACTATGAGGTTTGCATGACAAAACCTTGGACTTTCGGCGCGGCGCTGGCTCGCGCTCGTTTGTTGAGGGGAGATTAACGATGCCCGATCTTTTTGAGCATCGCCAAGAGCGCCTAAAGGCGGCTGTCCGTGCGGCGTGTTGCGAGGCGTGCGACTGGCCTGACTGCGGCTGTGAGACAACCGCCAATATTGTCCGCAAGGCTATCGTAGCTTGGGACGATTTTGGCACCGATTCATCGGTCATGAAGGATTAACAATGGCGCGATCCAGAAAAGCGATTGAGGCGTGCGCGGCATGGCTCGCCTATTGCCTCAAGATCGGATGGAAGAAATCAAGTCTAGATGAGTTGGAGACACTTTGGTGGACACACCACGATGACCACGGGAAGCTAATGCAGCTTCCGCGTCGGTCATAGAGGATAACGATGACGCACGACTTCGTATTATTGCCGCTTGGCACCTATATGCCGACCAGTTTTTCCTCTGACGCGCTAGACGGCCCCTGCACGATATGTGGCAAGCCAGCGAGGGAGCATCGTGTCGGCGGTCCCGGCCCTTCATGCCCAACGCAGCGTACGCGATGGGATTTAGCAAAACTCGACTTAGGCCCCGCAATCGTTTTCATCGCGGGCTTTCTGTGCGGTGTGTTTGTTCCGTTCTGGCACTAATAGGAAATGTGAAAGCAATGGCGAAGAAGCGGGCTCAGATAATCAAAGTCAAAGACTACGGCGACCATTGGATAAACCGGCTCGCCGTCATTCTAGACACGCTCGCCAAGATGGAGCCGAGGGAACGAGAGGTGTCGCTTGAGTTCATCGTCGCGAAGTACCTCAAGCGTTCATGAAGGGATTAACGATGGAGCAGGTCGAGAATTGCAAAGTCGATGATTGCCAAAAGCGCGTATTGCTGGCGCACTTAAAGCAAGCACTTCGGCAATGGCATATGTATGCCGAAATGGTCGAAAACCCCAATGACTGTGATCTGATAACTGAGCAAACGCCAGAAGGCGAAATGTATCGTGAGGCCGTCGCCTTTGTTGCTGCAATGGAAGCACACTAATAGGGAATTAACGATGGGAGAGCGGCGTGAAGATGCCTGGAGATTTAGTCAGACACGCAGCGAAGGGACCGTGGGTGTCATCCCTCAGTCAGGACACCTAGAGCGGGCGTGGCGACCCGCCTCTCCCGCCAATCGCTGATGAAGGATTAACGATGAAGCTGGATTGCAGAGTTACGAAAGTGTCCAACTCGGGGGATACCATAACGATTGGGCTGAGCGGCAAACAACCGCATGATGCTTTCTGGCGGCCAGATGGCGATCACACAATCGAGGTTGCTTGCACTGACAAAGCGCGCCGCGCCTTTTGGCTTGGTCGTAAGGTAGTTGTTACGATTGAACCCCGTTAATGATGAATGAACGATGAGTGCAGAAAATCCAACACTTGAAGATTTTGGCTTCGACTCCACGGCCCTCATGATTGAGGTTCAGCGCGAAACAATGGGTAAGCTCATAAAGGCGGAAGCCAAGATCGCAAAGCTGCGGGCGGCGCTTAAAAAGGCTGGCGTGATGCTATCGCAGGGCTTCTCTAAAGAAACGGTAGCAGAACATATTCAGGCGGCGCTCACTAATGAGCAGGAGGGGGAATGAGCAGTAGCACGATAACCATGAAACTTGAGAAATTTACCGCATTGAAAGCCGAGAACGAACGTCTGCGCGCGGCGCTTAGCCGATACGGATTGCACGAAAAGGGCTGCGGCGCATTTGACCACCATGCTCAGTGCACTTGTGGATTTGATGCCGTGAATGATGACAAGCAGGATGGGCTTTAAGCCTTAGTTAAATGAGTGCGATGATGGTGAGCGTAATGCTTCCGATGATGCAAGTGCTCGGCGAGCCGATGGTGATGCGACTTGCTATAGTGCTCGGCGTATCGTTCTTCGTCGGCTACTCTTTCCGCTAGATAGATAATCGGCGGCAGCGGCGACTCTTTGGTCGCGGTAATCGCTGCACCTGACGGCCCGACATGGAGGAAGGCATGCTCGAAATTGTTGATGGCCCCTTTGAACTGTTCCCATTTGTCGTGGAGAACAACGACACAGCCCGCGCTCGCAAGATGGCGGCTGGCATGAATTTCTATACCTTCACGGTCGCGCCCAAGTTGGGGGTCTGGTATAGTATCGCCGTTAAGCCCAATGGCACCGTGGCGTTTACCCCAATGCCCAACGGAGTCATCTATCGGGTACGTTCCATAAGGAATGCTCCACCCGCTCCCGCCCGACGCAAACGCAAACGCTAGCTCCCCGATCCGCAACGTTCCGGTCAGATGCCGGGGCCTTCGGGCGACGACAGGCGGTCGAGGCATAGCCATGCCGTCAGCGAAGCCCTCGAAGGACGCCCCGATAGCCCCCAAAACGGCAGGGATAGGGTCTAGGTGCGGTTTAGGCTCCGGCTGGTGTGGGACAGCGGGCGGCTCTACGGCCTCCCTGTAGGCGGTTCGTCGCCCGTCCTGGGCGTGTCGGGTATGCCGAGTCCGTCCCTCGGCATGGTGTCGATTGCCATGAACAGGCACGCGATGAGCATGACGAACATGACGAGTCCGATAGCGGCGAACGGGTTCATTACTAGCCTCCGATTTGTAAGCGACTTGTGCTGCTGGTTCGAAATAGCCGTTACTGGTAGGCGTAGGATGCCTCGCCGCCAGCGCGGGCGTTGCGATGATGCATAGCGTAACGGTGACGATGTTTCTCACGTCTGCCTCCACTGCGTTGACCGCAGGCGGTACTGCCTCCGGCTTCAAAATGTCCGTAGTCTGAGGCGCACCAATCGCCTCCGCTGAACAGATTATGTTTGTGAGCTAAATCGCTAACAGCGCGGCGAGCAGGAAGATGGCAACGGCTGTCAACACGCCCACGCCCCAACTGACAAATATCAAGAGCAAGTCCACACGGATGCTTGGACGACGACCCGCAATGACCGCGCCGGATGCCGCCCATGAACCGTATCTGCGCACCCCCGGACTCAAGGTCGTTAATGAGCGCTTGGAAGCTCGCAGCATAGCGTGTCCCCACGGTTGCGGTTGCGCCGAATTTTGAATGAAGATTGGATGCCGAGACTGGCGAGGAAAGGAAACAACAAATCGTCAACGCTGCAATACAGGTTCGCACAACAACACCCCCGCCCCGTTGAACTATAAAAATATTAACTATTTTTCATGAAGTGTAAACCCCTTATTTTGCTGAAGCGATTGTAGGTAGTCAAAATCTAATTGCCAGCGCTGCAGTTCCCTCTCCTGTCGAGCAATGTCGTTGCGAATGATGCGCATTGAAATAAAGAAAGTCCCGGCTGATACGGAAATCGCAGTCGCTAACGCAATCACGTCCCAGTCGAATGTCGATAGATCGCCGTCGAAGACCATGGGGGCCTAGTCCCTTAGCGCATATCGCAGCACCGCTATTGTATGACCGATAGACGCCAACACTGCTGGCGCTTGGTCAGAGATGATAAACGCGCGCGACCGTTCAACGCCATCTGCGAAATGAGCCACTTCCATCGCGTGCGCTGCGCCGACAGCGGATATTACCAGAAGGAATTGCTGCGGCAGCATCAACGAAACGCCAACTAATCTGCCGCGACACTTGAAGGCACACAATGCCATGACAGCAGCAACAAAACAAATTGGCGCAGTAAAATTACCAAACGATCGATACAACGCGCCGAGTGCCGTACCGCCTGCCGCGCTGGTATCAGCGAGCATACACAATCCCCATGTGATGTGCAGCGCCACCGCGTAGACAATCATAATAGACGCAGCGTGCGGCAGGATACGGCGCATCATCGTCCCTTGCTGTCCTGCGCCACGGTTAGATTCAATTGCAGCGGGTTTTGATTCTTGGCGACGGCGAGCGCCATGATAAGGCACGCTCCGTAGGAAACCTTGCAGGGGATGCAAACGATATTAACCAGATCGTCGCCAAATTCCTGTTCAATAACCAGCATCAAAGTCGCATCGCTTTGACTATTTTGCTTTGAATACCAAAGCTGAAGCCTCTCCTTAACGCCATCCAAGGCACGTAGCGCATCATCCGGAATTTGTAGCGGGCTGTTTTTGGTCGCGCCTCCGGTTTGCACAATCTCGGTCATGGCTCTCCTCATCTGAAAGCCCCACATGGTATCGACTTTTAGTTCCAGCGCACCAAAACGCATCGACACCTTGACCACAAAGGCTAAGAAGAAAATCCATGACGTAAGCGACATGCCGATGGAAACCAGCGATGTCGTGTCAATTTGCATTGCCCGGACCCTTTAGTCCAACTTCCTAAGATGGACGAAATAGTCCCGTCCTCTAACCTGCGTTCCAAGGTATTGCATCGTGCAGGAACAATCCGGAATAACCTTGGTGCCGCCTGGTGCCATGCCCTCGCGCTGCTCAATCATCTGCACAAAGCTGTCCCGGCTCATCGACCAAGCAATACGCGCCGCCATGACGACAATCACGAACGTTATTAGCCCAAGCAAAAGATAGGCAATCTCGATAACGCGGGTGATGGAGCAAATGCGCGTCATGCGGACCTCAGCGAACCGAGAAATTCCATAAGCTGTTCGTAGTCAAATCCCTCCGGGGATTTTTGGTTCACTAGGTTTTCTTGCGTGACGTACACGATTGCTTCATCGCAATAGCTCGACCCGATGCCGCCCTTGCCGCGCTTCACGCGAATCCGTTTGCCCCAACTGATGACGTAATCCCATTGTTTGCTGTGATGCGTGAACGGCGTGTAATGCCCGGTGCCTGTGTCCTGGCCGGTGAAGTCCCACGGCTTTCCTTCCGCGAATTGCTCATCGGCAATGCTCGGAAGCCGCCAGCCAATACCGACCGCCATGCCGAGATAGACGGCATAGAACAGATTGGTCATGTTTCCTGGGTCCAATTCCATGTAAGCGGCGATCTTGTGACGCTTGCCGTAGGCGTCACTCAATCCTGTTTTGCGGCTGTAATCTGCCGCTTCAACAACGGTCGTTCCCCTGTCAGTCGCCGGGTGTCCCGGCTTGTAGCCGGTGACGGTGCCGTAATCATCCACGGTCGTCACGGTGCCGAACGGAACGTCGATGCCGCGCGCCTTATTGAAGATCATTGTTTCGTGCGCGCGGCCAGCGAAGACACAGCATCCACAACCGTGATTATAAGGAGGTCGCACAGTAGGATCGGAACCGTTTCCGAGCATCCCCCATTTATCATCCTCGATGAAATAATCGTGACCGAACGCCTCCGGCAACGGCGGCAATTCCGTTGGGTTGATAAGGTCGTCGAATTTTAGTTCTACCGGGACGGCCGGAAGCTTGCCGCGCTTGAGGTCCGTTATGGCGTCCTCCATCCGTTGATCGGGATGGTGCCAATGTTGCCGGTCGTCACTGCGGGGCCAGCGCCGTACCGAGGCAGCGCACTAAACTTCGCTGACGCTGGCGGCGGGACCGATGCACAGATGGCCGTGGCGAGGCCGCCTACCGTTGTCGCGATACCTGCATTGAAAAGGCTTAGGATCGTGGCGATGGTCGGCACGAACTTGCAAGCCTGCGCCGTGAACGCCTGGACCTCGCCGAGAAAGGTCGAGGTCGAGTTATTGAGCGTGCTGCAACTCGCCAAGCCAATGCTTAGGGCGGCAACACTGACGAGTAGCATCTTGCGCATTTTCAGAACTCCATGATGTTTTCTAGGCTTAGAAACGGGTTCAGGTGAATCAGCAGTGTGTTTGGGGATACAGTATCCTTCGGCGTTATCAAAGGATAGGGGAACAATCCAGCCTGCTCGATGGCCCGCAAGGCGAATTCGCTACAGAACCACTTGTCAGGATCGCGCCACACCCGCCCTATTTTGAGCAGCCCCGCACGGTCGCGCAGGAACGCATAGAGCGCGGCGTTGTCAAACGGGGCACCGATCTGATGCCTGCCCCAATCCACCGCCTTGTGCGCTACCTCGTCCGGGCAGTGTACCTTGGCTGTCTTAGGGGGGTACAGGTACGGCCAGCTATTGAAAGGTCGGATGCGAACGCCGCCGAGGTCGTTGATGCTTTTGTCTACACCGCTGACGCCCAGCAAACCCTCACCGGGCAAGATGATGTCAACGTGTGAAAACAAGCTCTGCGTCAAGCGCCGGATGACGGCGCTCGACCAAGCGGTCGAGGTCGAGAACTGGAAACACAGTTCGGCCATTCACGATCTAGTTGCCGTGACCTGTTTGGTTGCTCTCACACGGCCGTAGACGACCGTGAGCAGGCCACCGAACGCCAGAACGGAATCCAGCATCTGCTGAAACGAACTGAAAAAGTTGTTCAGCGATGACGGGTCAACATGGAAGCCGAAACCCGGCAGGACGATTCCGACAAACGTAGCAACGGCACCCCACAGGGTGACGGATGCCCAAAACGGTTTAGTGTCGTTCATTTCCTTCTCCTTCTAAGTCTCGCCGCCGATGGCGGCGGTTGTGCAGCACGATAAGCCTCAACAGCATCAATGACAGCCTTAGCTCCCGCACCAGACGCCATCGGTATTTTGTCCATCGGGATAAAACTTCTCTCAAACTGAGGAACTTGACCGATGTACGTGTAAATCAGATGCAGCAGAGCATTTGCGCCAGCCGTATAGTCACCTTGGCTTGCCATCACCTGTGCCTCCAACAAGTGTGATCGTAGTTGTGTATGCGCTGGCACCAATCGCGGTGCTCATTCTCAATCGTTGCACCGATAATGCCAGCGGCGATCAGCGTACAGCCGGAAAACATTAGCGCCATAAACAGGATCAAAATAGTAATCACGACGACTTTCACGAAATCCCTCTCTTGCCTGTTATAAGGTTTCAATGCATCGCGCGGATCATTTGGATTGCCGAGCGGATCAGCGCCAAGCGGCCAAGAGCCATTTTTCATGTTATCGTCCTGGGTTCGCGATGATGCGTTTTATTTCCGCGATAAACATATTTTGATCGCCTACGTCATAGTCGCCTGGATGCGGAATATGGTGCGGCGTCCGGTGATAGCTGGCCGGGTTCATCGTACCGACGCGCCAGAGATACGCGCCGAGTCCTGGGAACGGTATCGGGTTGTATGAAAAAATTAGATGGGCAAATCGAACGTTGCTGGTCAGCGACGAGTGAGCGCCGTAAATGCTGGCCTGAAAGCCCAAGGCGCCGTCGATGGCGTGTTTGGTGTAGCCGCAAGCGATAGGGGTATTATTTGCGCCGAGCGAAACACCCTGAACGAACACTAAATCCATCGCTGGCAATTTATCAATTATCGCCGCAATTTGCCCTGCCTGCTGATCCTGATACGGCGAGTCGTGCGCGTTGATGCCGGGAATGGATTGTTTGACGCGAGCGGTAAAATAGTCCTCGCCGGGATCAGTCGTGTGGCCGCCCATACCGTACATGCCGAAGAAATGCACCGGCCGTGCGCCAGTCTCTATCTCATATTTCGCTCGACTCATGGCCCCTCACCATACGCCTTAGCGAACGCTCTTGGTATACGCATAAGTTTCAGGGCAGGACGAAGCTTGCCCTGCAAGCGTTTTGGCTCCCGAAGGGCAATACAATAGGCCATAAGATCGTTGACGCGCGCCTGCCACCCGCGCCCAAACCTCCGCCATATCGACAAGCCTTTCATGAAATCTAAACGGTCATGACAAAGCCGGTTAATAAAATCGGCGGGAGGATACGCATTTATCGCCCGCAAGGTCAGCGGGCCAAGCACGCCATCGACAGCAACCCCGACTATGCGTTGCGCGTATTTGACCGCTCGCGACGGCCCGGAGTTCACGCCGAAGTCAAACACCACACAATCGCTTCCGACCACCAGATCCTGAAAGCCGCACGCGGTCGCATATTTTTTATCGTAGATTTCGTCAGCTTCGGACAACGGCATCGCCTGGACGATAGGTGCCCATCGCGCCATAGAGTCCATAACCTCGTGACGATGTTCCGCAAGATCGTAACAGGTGATTCCATATTTGGTCGGCCCGCCAGGATCGCTCTTGTCCCAACCGTAGCCGCCCTCGTACCGCGAAATCATACGCTCAACGAAAGGCTGGTAGTCGGCGAAAGTCATGCCGTCACCCAAGACCCTGTACTCAGATTTGAAAAAAGCAACAAACGACCGTAGGCCGATGCTGTAGAAGTGTTGATTAACACGAAAGTTGAAGTACGAATATTCTCCGTGCTGGTCGCCGTGTTTACGGTAATATTGAATGTGGTGCTGTTCCCCGCGCCATCGAGAATCAGCAATCTTTGTCCCTGCGGAAAAGACGCCAACGCAGGTAACGTCACAGTTCGCGCTGCCGTTTTTGCCGTGTACATCACGATGGTGTCGGTAGGGAGTACCGTATAATTCACGTCATTAACTAGCGTCAGTCCTGCACGCTCCTGCGGCCAGCCGCCCTCCGTCACACCATCGTGCAACACCGTGCGCATGTAGGACAGATCAACAGCAATTTCACCCGGCGCTCCTACGAACTGAGCCATTATCGTCGTAGCGCCGCGTCTTACTTGAAGTTGAATAGCGCCTGCGCCCATGCTCTTTCCCTAAACCCAAAACGCCCAAGCTGATGCGGTAGACATGGGCGTAAAAACATAACAAAAACCATTGAGGTTTATCACAATAGAGGTTGAATTCGTGATCGCTCCGGCATGAGATTGGCCGATCAGCTTTTCAGAAGCAGATGCGGTTTTTATAGTGACGTTGCTCAACCCTGAGTTTATGGATGAGTCCGCGATTACTAATTTTTGCCCGCTAGGAAAGTTGGCTACGGACGGCAAGGTCGCTACGCGAGAATTGCTATTGCCCAACTCTACTACGGCATCAGTATTATTTACGGTGACTGCGGTCGAAAACGAAAGATTCGTCGTCGCCAGCGCGCTAAACCACCCGCCTGCGGTCACGCCATCAGCAACCGAAAAACGCATATAGGTCATATCCGCGCACACTTCGCCGGTCGAACCAACAAAGGCATTCAACTGCACGAAAGTCGTTCGTCTGCGCTGATGTTGAACACCGGAGATTTCAGCCATGATTCTCTCTCATGTCGAATAGGCAATGTAGCCGGTTGAGCCGTTCGTTATCAGACCTCTACCCGTTCCGCCCGCTGAAAAAGAGATGCTCGTGGAAGCGTTAATGGTATCAGTTGAGGATGCGGCAGCAATGACGATTGTGCCAGCAACCGTAGTGCCATTCTGAATGCGAAGCTCCTGACCAATCGGATATGCATTTGCGGCTGGCAAAGTAACAGTGTGCGTAATGGCGGTCATCGTGGTGAAAACAATAACCACGTCAGTGACAAGTGCCGTGTAAGTAGCGGCGTCTTGGAGAGTTTTAAGCTGCGCCCGCCCGACAGGGAATCCGCCAGCCGTATCTCCGTCGCCAACCACCTCGCGGTAGCTCGTCATATCGGCAACGACCTCACCCTGCGCTGGCGTGAACGCGGCGACCTGGGCGGCAGTGCCGCGCCTCGCCTGGAAAATAAACGGAACCTTGTTGGTCGTCATTTTATGGATAATCCTGTGACTGATTAGTGCTCGTCATTCCGCCGAAGCAGTTATAATTATTGTTCTCGCCAGAAATGTCCGAGCCTAAAAGCAAATTACCAGTCGAGTTTGTAAGCGCATTGAAGAAGGTCAACTGAGCATCAATTTGACCAATAAATCCCTGACCTGAAGAACCTGTAAATTGGACTGGGAATCCGGGCGTGCCACTCATAAACATGGTCGAAGTCAACTGCGCGGTGCCTATTACGCTTGAACCAACGATAGATTTATAATCGTCGATGTAATAGTACACCGCTATCTGACCAGAAAAATAATTGAAGGTCGAGGCGATGCCGGGGCCACCCAACGTTATTGCACCGGACAGTCCCCCAAGGGTTGATCTGCTGCCGCCAGTTGACCAGTCAAGAGCAACGCCAGTAAGCGTTGACGGCATTATAGACGCGGAATTGCTCAACGTGACGCCATCTTGAATCAGTCTGATCTTATCGGAAGAAGTCGGATTGAACGTGCTTGTATTCATCGTCCACAAGACTTGATGCCAAGAGGACGTATCAGCAATCGCAATCGTGCTGGTGATGTGCGCTATCGTCGTGCCGCCAACCATCCATTGAAAATGCAGAAAATTGGACGCATCGAATCTAATGACAACATAGGTGGCCGTGCTGACATAACTTCCCCACAACATCTCACTATCGCCGAGCGCGGATCGCTTGAACCAGAGTGATGCCCCTTCGTGAAGAACGCCTTGTTGAGCACTGACGCCGCCACTAGTCGGCACCGTAAAGCTTAAATATTGACTGCTGGCCTGCACGAACGACAGGCTAAATGATGACACAAGTTGTTGCATATCCACGGCTTGCGGGAAGTAGTAGGCGGTCGCCCCGGAGACTGTCGCCACGATGAACCCATAATCCTCAAACACGTTTGCGATTGTTGTTACGCTGCCGAGGTCTTGATAGACGCCGACGTTGATCGCTTGCGCTAGCGGGTGAACCATGCCTAGCCCACCGGGGATGAATTGATAAGCTGTCGCGGTACTCAAATCTTGAAGACCGTCGCCGTAGAGATTGAAGGATTGCAGTTTCACGAAAACGGTCTGATTGATATATTGCGGAGGCAGCACATACTTGAAAATCGCGTTATCTAATCTCGTAAAGTTCGCGCCAGTTAAATGTCCGTTTGGCAACGTGCCGTACAGCCCGCGATAGAGCACCGTCAGATTGTACATATTCGCGGCGGTAAGCGTGGCCGTTTGAAACGATAACAATTCGCTATCGACCAAACAAAGAGTATGACCTAGCGCGGCGTCAAGCGCCGAGCCGCTCTGAAGCGTTCCAAGACTCGTCGTAAGATCGACCGACAACGTATCTGTGTTGTCTGGATTGCTGCCGGTATAGTTTGAGCATCCCACCGTCAGCGTTCCCTGCCGCGCAGCACCGATGATTTGTCCGACCAGAGTATAATTAGTGTTGTCGAGACTCAGCCAAACGTTTGCCCCGCCCCACGTCACATCAGTGGATGAAGCGCCAATCCAAATCTGCGGCGGGCCGCCCTGCGCAAATACTGCGGAAGGCGGCTCGATAATGATTGGCGTATTAACATTGCCAGCGACAGTGGCAGGGTTTGAGTTATAGGGAACATGGGTACTGAAATTATAGAGCGGTGCCGACCCGGTTCCGGACAAGACTTCTTCCGCCGTGAAAGAGAACGTACCATCGTCGTTCTCCTGAATCCCGGTAATCCTGACAAGTTGGTTGCTCAGTCCTAGATTTGTGTCTGTCAGGGACACAATATCCATAGGGTCGAGCAGGACGTATCGCGCATCCAAATCGAATTGATAGGTGTTGGAAACCCTCTGACGTCGAAGTTGAAGTCGAGTTGAAAGATTTGCTGCTGTTCCGTCACAGAACAAGTGAAACTGTTGTGATCCATTGGTGCGCGTCCCGTAGAGGTCAATCAGGGCTTGGTCGTTGGCGTAGGCAATGGCAGGCGCGTAATTCGCAGCGCGGTTAAGATACTCGACCTTAATGCTATTGATCTTGTCGCTAGGCCGTTTGCGAATCATCACCACCGGCCCCGACGCCCCGCCGAGACTTCCCGCCGATTGCGGGCTTGGCAAAAAATCATTATCACCGAGCGCGTATATCGGCGTCAGACTTGGCGTAAAAGTCTTGCCGTTCCCCGATATAGTCGTGTCGCCATAGGACACCATTGTCAGTACGCCGCTCGACCAGACCGGCGCGCTGTTAGTTGCCATAGCTAATTCCGTGATGATGTCGGCCCCGGTGCGCTGCGTATCGTAGGCGGGCGACACTAGAAGCCCGGTAGCAAAGCAATAATTCTGCCATGCCGACAGGTCGCCAATACGCGCAGACGGGAAGCCAAGACCGTAATGAGTATTTGTTAGAATGTCTGTCAGGATTTGGGACGGATCAGCATCGAAGACGGCGGTGCTACCGACCGAAGTGCTGAGGATTCCTTTGACCTCGAATTGAAGGTTGGGGATCGACGTGTTGTTGCCAAGATTAAAGCTTGCATCAGCCACGTAGGCAATTCCGTTGTAGCCAAGCGGGGCGGCGGTGCCGCTAATAGTGCTACCGGACGCGTCTTTGTATTTCCACGAAACGCTCGTGCCCCACGCCGACTGCGGATAGGTGCCGGTAAATAGCGTGAAGCCTTCCTGCGCGAGCGTCTTTAGTTTTTTATCTTTCCAAACCGTGCCGATACCGTTGATCGGTCCTTCGCCGAGCGCAAAAGCAAACGCCGCGCTGTAATTGTACGACTGACTTCCAGCGTTCGATGGCGAGAACAATCCGCCCTTGCCGCTGCCTTGCCCTTGATTAACTAGAGCCGCATTAAAATTACCGTAGAGAAGCATGTTTCCCGACACGCGCGTGGTGCCGTAGATAATGGCGACGGGCTTGCCGTAGACGCTGGTTTGCAGCGTTATGCCAGCCGCCCGCGTCGGAACCTTGTTGTTTGATTTGAACAGCCAGCCCATCACCGTCCCCAGAACGAAAACAGCTTCATTGGCCTTGGCGTGTTCTCATCGAATTTGAGCCACATGGTCTTCTCAACATCATCCGTCGCAACCTTGCGATTCATGACGGCATGAACAACCTGCGGCCACTCTACCACTATGGCGGCGTGAGAGTAGGTTCTGCCAATCTTCCAGATAGCGATGTCGCCGGTTATGGCGGGCGACTCTATCTCCCTGCAGTGCTGATTTAGAATCTCTAGGTAAAGCTCCTCGCTGCGGTGGAGCATCCATTGCGGCGAATATTCCGGTAGCTTGATTTCATCAATTAGCCCCGCCTCATGCCCTGCAACTACGAGCAGCGTTGCGCAATCGACGCCTACGCCTTTGATACGGCCAGCATGATGATAGGGCGTGCCGAGGAAGGACAGCGCCGCCCCCACAAATCGACCGCGTTCATAAGACTCCTGCGCGCTGGTCATATCGCCTGCCCCGGATCGGGGATATACGGCATGCCACGAAAGTTGGCGATGTTGCTGAACTTGGAGCATCCACCGCTCCCCGTCGAAAGATCGCAGCCGGGATTGACAGTAATCTGGTCGCTCGCAACCGGCGCGTAAGGAGTCGGAGCTACTAGCGTCAACGTGTTCGTTCCCAGATTCCATGAACTAATCGCAAACATCAGCCCATTGTTTTGACCGCTGGTAAATAAAAGCTTGCCGTTGTCGAAGTAGCCCGACGCCTGCGCTAGCGTGCTGGTGACGATGAAGGTATTGCTCGACCCGGCCGCAACCGTGGCGGTGGATTGGAAATTGGAACTGATGAGAGTGCAACTGGCGTCATAGAGGTTGTTCTGACAGTTGGCCGCATAGAGCCAGCGCGGCATCTGCTGATTGAGTAATTCCCTATAATCGTTGATCGAGAATGTAATAATGGCGCGGTCAGCGTTTACCTCAGCCACGCGACCCTTAAACAGCATCGGTGCGCACCCGCTCTGCACCACATAGGCGGCGGTCGAATAGGCGCGATCAAGCTCAAAGTCTGCGCCGTCAAACAGACCAAGCCGAACTGCATTCCACCAACTAAAAGTGCTGACGAGTGCGCTACCCGGCAATACGTCAATGACCAGCGTGTCGGTGCCAACGCCGAGATTCCAAACTACTTTTGCCCGGTTGTCCTTGCGGTCGAAATAAGGGCCGGTCAAACCGCCAGCCGAGAACGTGCTTCCGCCGAAAACGATGTTTTGTTGTCCGGAACAAAAGCGCAGCGTGCTGCCGTTTTGCAGCGTGAAGGTAATCAGATCGGCGTTGAAGAACTGCCGCCCTGCCAGAATGGCGTTAAGTGTCGCATTGGTGGGCTTCATTAGATCACCGATGTGAACGACATCTTCTTGATTTCATACCAGCCGAAGCCGAAGCGGTCTAATTGCAGGTCGTCACTGTCCCAACGGACAGGCCAATAATAGGAGAACGTAGTGACCAATGACGCGCTGCTTCCTGGGCTGAATGTGCTTGGCAAAATAGTTCCTGGCGCGCTCGACCCCCAATAGTTGACCGTGACGCCGATAGTGCTAGCAGAACTTTGTCCGCTGCTGTTTACGGCGAACACCAGAAGCGCGGCGGTCGAGGGCGCGTATATAGGATCGTATGTCGTGGAATTACCGACCGCCCGCTGCAACTGAAAGACAGATGGCGCTGACGAAACAAACGAAAGCGTGCTTAACGCCGTGACGTTATCTTCAGGGTCGAGCCATTGGAAGGTGTCGAAGCTGCCGCCGACTGTATTGAACAGAGCAGCAAAGTTGCTGAACTCCAATGATGTGCTCACGCTCGCACGTAGGAAGTTGAACTTCATGTCCCACGTATAGCGCGCGATGGTGCGAAGACTTACGCGAGTCTCCTTGCCAGATACGTTCTCCTGCGTCCTCGTTAGAAACGTCGCCTTGCGATTGATGGCGATGTCTATTCCAATGAAGGTAGTGCTGGTCAGCACTTGTGTAGACATCAGACCGACCCCACCAAGCGCGAGACATTGGACGGGTTGTTACGAGCAAGCAGATTAAGCATTTGCTGCATGAAAGCGCGATTGTTGAAGAACATATTAGCGACCGATCTGCCGTCCATCGCGCTAACGTTTAGAGACAGGCTTTGATTTCCGAAGTTGGTTGTGTTCTGTGCCGCTGGTACGACGCGCTCGCCCTGGTGCAGCATCGCGAGCATGTCTTGAGGCACGTAATCGGTGCCAACCGCAAACTTGGGGACGTTTACTAATTGCGCTTCAACAGCCGCTTGTGCTGCTGCCGCAGGACCGGCTGCCGCAGGACCGAGTTCGGGGGCCATATTGGCAAACACGCCGCCGAAGACCAGTGCGGCGTCCGCGTTCAATCTCGACACAAACGACGCCGCCGCTGCCGCCGCCATCCCCTTTCCAGCCGTTGCCATGAAAACCATATTAACGGCCCACTCGACTCCGAGCTTGACGATTTCTGAAATCATACTCTCGATCAGACTCACCGCGATATTCTTCATCGCTTGCGCCCAAGTAGTCGTCCCCGACAATAGGCCGTGAAGCTGAGAGTTGAACGCGCCAGCGATGGTGTCCGCCGCCTGCGTCCATATTTTCTGTTCGGCCTCTAGCTCTCTGGTAACAAGCTTTGTTCTATCCTCAGTCGCCTTGGCTTTTATCAACGTGATTTGATCTTCATATTTTTTATACTCAAGCGGGTTTGACTTGTTGGCATCACGCGCCTTTGCCAACGCCGCCACTTCCATGTCCTCGCGTTTTTGTAATTCGGTCAGTAGTATGTCGGTCTTCTGTTTCTCTGACATGCCGAACAAAGTGGCTGCACTGTTTATTAGAGTTTCTTCTGTTTTGTAGGCTGCCTGTATTCGTTTGACCCAATTTTCCGCTTCCGCGCCTATCAGCTTTCCAGACTGATCGCCAAGACCGAGATTGAGCGGCTTAACTGTTATTGTCTGAAGCTTGACGGCTGCCTGATACAGATCGTCGGCCTGCTTCATGATCGCATTTAATTTGTCCGACGCCGCTTCCTCAGTCATACCCTTAAGCAAAACCTGAATCGAATACTGAAGCGCTCTTACTGCGTACTCACCAAGCAGACCAGCACTCGCGAGCTTGGCGATTGCGCCAGCCGACTTACCTATCGCCTCGACAAGTTCGCCAAACGGAGTCGCTATCAAATCCAAAAGGGCAGCGCCCATATTAGTGATCGCCGCCTTCGCCATCGTCATCTTCTGCTCTAGTTCGGCCAGCGACTTAACGATCTT